ATGAAGGCGATGGCGTACGACCGGCAGATGAGCTCCATGCCGCGCACCGCGGCGCCCTCGCCGGTGGTTCGGGCTGCGCCGCCGCGCGGTTCGGCCCCGCCGCCGCGCCCGGTCGAACAGGTCGCCGCCGCCGTCGAAGCGTTCAACGCCAAGCCAAGCTGGCAGAACGGCGCCGCGCTGCTGACCGCGCAGCAGGGCGCCGCGCGCCGCAGCGGCAATGGACACACCAACTGGTGACATGCTAGTGACACGTCGTTCCGCGGGGGCAGTCGCTGACCAAGCAACGCGGGGGCCGTGACGGCATCAATGCGATGACACCGGGCTGCGCACCGACTGGGAGTCACTGACCAACCCAGCACGGCCGCACCGCCGGTAGTCGCTCCGGATGCAAACCGTTGTCCGAGACCAATGGCCTCGGGCTTAACCGTTTGTTCAGGAGCGACACATGGCTTCTCCGCCCACGATGGGCGCTGCGCCCTCCAATACCTACACCCAGCCCGGCGCTGCCGGCACAGTCCGCGAAGACCTGGCCAACATTATCTGGCGGATAGACCCCGAGGAGACGCCGTTCGTTTCCTCTCTCCAGCGCGTCGGTGCCAAGCAGATCCTCACCGAGTGGCTGCTCCAGACGCTCAACACCGCCCAGGACGTGCCGCAGCCGGAAGGCTTCACCGCCGTCATCAGCCCGGCAGTGAAACCGGCCAGATTGTCGAATGTCTGTCAGATCTTCGCCCGCACCGTGGCCGTGTCGGGCACGCTGCGCAATGTCGACATCCCCGGCGGTGAGGACGAGTTCAACCGCCAACTCGTGCTGCGCGGCCTTGAACTCAAGCGCGACCTCGAGCTGGTCGCCACCGGCAACGTCGTCAAGACCGCCACCGATCCGCGCCACCTGGCCGGCATGGTGACCTGGTGCAACAACTGCGCCATCGGCGCTGGCGGCACCGTTCCGGTCGGCGACGGCACCACGGCCGCCGTTCCCGGCACCTCCTACGATCTCGACCTCGCCCACGTGAATACCGTGGTGCAGCAGATCTGGACCGCCGGCGGCAAGCCCACGCTCGCCGTCATGTCGGGCAACATCAAGAACTACTTCAGCACCCTGTCGCAGGGCGGCACCAACAACGCGATCGTGGCGCAGAATATCGTCCAGGGCAGCCCGACCGGCGAGATGACCATCCAGGGCGCGGTCGACGTCTACCGCACCAACTTCGGCACCCTGCAGCTGGCGCCGGACCGGTTCTGCCCGCCGCACCAGATGCTGATCATTACCCCGGAATACGTCGAACTGGCACCGTTGCCAAACCGAGATATGATTCAGCAAAATTTGGCAGTCACTGGGGACAACACGCAGGGGATGTGCATCTTTGAAGGGACTCTACGTGTGATGGCGCCGCTCGCTCATGGTGCCGTGGTCGGACTCAATCAATAGTGGCCGACCGCACCATCTTCGAGAGTTGGAATCCGGTCACCCGCCGATCCACCGAGTTGGTGATCGATGGGGAGACCGGGCTTCCGCTCATCACCCATTCCCAGGACTGCCGGCCAATTCTCGAAGCCAACAAACGGCTCGCAAATGACTTCCAAGGCCCCAACAAGGCGGGTCTCACCCTCGTTGCCCGCATCCCCGTGGTGGTCTGGAACGAATGGAACCGGCTCGGCATCACCAAGGATCAAGCCGCGCTGAATGCCGCCTTGCAGATGCGTGAGGCGATGTATCTACGGACCGACGATAGAAGGAGGCTCTGATGGCACTCGGAACCGCTGAACACCAGGACAACCCGCAGATGCCCGCACCAGGCACGCCAGGTGCCACCCCGCATTCCACCGACCCGCGCGATCCATCCCAGCCGTGGCTCGACCCGGACGACGACAAGGTCGATTGGGTCATGCTCATGCGCTGCTACCCGCACGCCAAGAGCAAGGAAGACCTGCGGGCTGCGGCGATGCAGGCCGGGCAGGAGGTCATGGAGGCAGCCGAGGCCGCCAGGGCGAGCAAGGACGTGCCGGCAGCCGAACAGGCATCGCGCGAGGGCATGCCGCCACCCGCACCGCAGCCTGCCATCGGCCAGTGGGTCGAGCCGTCGCGCGAGGCATAGTTGGCCAGCCTTGCCGCATTGCAGAACGACGTTGCCACGTACCTGAACCGGCAGGACATCCTGACCAACGGGGTGTTTCCCGGCTGGGTGTCGATGGTGGAGCTGGAGATCGCCGAGACCCTGCGCGCGCGCTGCATGGTCACCTCGGCCTATCAGAACATCGACGCCGCCTACATCGCGCTGCCCGACAGCTTCGCCAGCATGGAGAGCATTCGCGATGCCACCACCGGCGTCATCCTGGACCTCAAGGACAGCTGGTCAGGCAACTGGACCGATCCACAGCAGGATGACCGCAACACCAGTGTTGTCTGGTACAATCCAACGCCGCCGGTTAGCAGCGCCTACCGCCTGGTGGCGAACTGCATCGAGTTCCTGCCGCATCCGCAGCCTCCCGATCCGCCTGACCCGGCCTGGGTGCCGCAGCAGGTGCTGATGGCGTGGTTCGCCAAGCCGACGCCGCTGCTGCTGCCGACCGACACCAACACCATCCTGGAGCAGCTGTATGGCGTCTATCTGTGGGGGCTCATCAAAGCCGGCGCGGTGTTCGAGTTAGACGATGCCCGCGCGCAGCAGGCTGACGCCATGTCGCAGCAGGTAATAACGCGGGCCAACCTGTGGACGCAGCAAAGCACGTACTCAGGAGCGCCATTTACAGCAGAACTCGCATGTCGTTTCTGAGCCAAATAGACTATACTGATGGGATGGCGAAGACAGGCCCGAAGCCCATCCCTTGGCGAGACCGCATAATGCGTCGCGTCAGTCCCGAGCCCAACAGTGGCTGCTGGCTGTGGGAGGGCTCGCAGAATGGCAATGGCTACGGGCATATTGGCCTAGGCGGCACTGGCGGCGGCAACGGCCTCGTGCATCGGCTGATGTGGGAGTTGCACAACGGCACGGTTCCTGATGGCCTCTGGGTGCTCCATCGCTGCGATGTCCGTGCCTGCTGTAACCCGGATCACCTGTTCCTCGGCACGCCGCTCGACAACATGCAGGATATGCACGCCAAAGGCCGCGGCAGGATCGAAACCGGTCCAGCGTCTATCGCGGCCCAGACACATTGCAGGGCCGGCCATCCCTATACCGAAGCCAGCACCTATCTCTGGCGTGGAAGGCGCTATTGCCGCGTTTGCCGCAACGCCTCTCAGCGGCAATTCCAGGCTGCCAGGCGTGGTGCCGTCTGATGGCCACGTGGCCATGGCCGCTGCCGCTCAACGCCTGGGCCGGGCTCGACAGCAGCACGGGCTTCCCGCCGGTCTACAGCGAGGTCGCTGCCGCCGGCTATGCGCGCGTCCCGGTCAGCATTGTGGTCACCGATGACCCCGCGGTGCTCGCCAACCTGGCCACCCTGGAGTGGCCGCTCGCCGCCGCCGCTTGGGGCACTATCGATGCGGTGCCGGTCTATGACGCGATGACCGGCGGCAACCTGCTGTTCACCGCAACCTGCCCGGTGCTGACGGTCGCGATGTATCAGCGCCCGCGCATCCAGGCCGGGGATCTGGTGGTGGACAACATCCCCGATGTCGGCATCGGCTTCGGTGTCGGCGGCTACAGCCAGTGGGGCTATGAGACCCAACCCGGCATCGCTCCGCAAGCGACAGTCGTGGAACTTACCTTCGGTCCCAGCGCGCTTTGCAATGCCGGAACCTGGGCGCCGGCTGGACCTTTTGCGAGGGCGGCATAGATGTCGGGAACGGACTACACCCAGACGGCCAACCTGCAACTCTACAAACCGATCAAGGATGCGGCGATCGGCACCTGGGGCGATCTGATCAACACCAACGCCGACACGCTGGATGCGCTGCTGGCGTCGTCCGCCGCCGGGCCGTTCCTGCCGCTGGCTGGCGGTCAGATGAGTGGCGGTCTCAACGTCACCGCGACCGGCGGCAGCGCCGTGCGCTCGGTGCAGGACCGCTTCGGCGAGGTCGCCGATGTGCGCGACTTCTACAGCGGCAACTGGGATACCGCGTTCGATGCCGCCTTCAACTCACTGCCGGCGACCGGCGGCGTTGTCTGGGTTCCCCCGGGGGACTATGCCTGGAACGCCGCCCACGTCTGGGCGAACAAGCCGGTGGCGCTCATCGGTGCCGGCAAAGGCATTACGCGGATTGCCGTCAATCATACCGGCGTCGGACTGACGATAAACCAGATCGGCGCCAATGCGATCTTCAATCGCACGAAAATCGAGGGGTTCACGTTCTACGCTGGCGCAGCGGCAGGGCCGACGCAGGGTGTGATCGCCGTCAACTATCCAAGCGGCGCCAGTTGGCCGACATCCTACCAAGGCGCGACCTTCACCGCGTCGCACGTTGAGATGCAGTCGAATAGCGGCACCACGGGGCCTACCTGGGCCAACACGTTCCGCACCGGCTTCACCCTGACCGGCTGCTGGCAGGCAAAGCTGCTGGACATCCACTTCTTTGGCGCGCCCACCAACCCCGGACTGTCGGGCAGCTATGCGCTCGGGTTGGCAGAGTGCGAGGATACCCGGATCGTCCAGCTGTTCGCGCAATATGGGCAAGCTGCCGTGACCATTCTCGATCACGGTGAGGGTATTGACCTGGTCGGCGCTTCAATCGTCGGCTGCGATTGGGGCATCAATGTCGGGCCAAGTGCAACTAACTGGCCGAACCCAAGCTATCTGCTGTTCAACCTCATCCAGGTGGTCGATTGCGAGTGCAACACCTATCTGGGTGCCTTCTCGCTGCGCAATGTCCAGAACACGATAGCCACCAGCAATCACTTCTCCCGATTTGCCGATAGTGGGGCCTCCCGCTGGATTTTCGCCAATCTGACTGATTGCAACTGGTCTGTGATCACTGACAATCGCCTGGAACCAGGCGGGGCCACCGGATCGACCAACACCTACGTGTCGCTGACCGCCACCGCCTCGTGGGGCGCGTTTAACAACATCTTTCGCGACAGCGTCATGGACACGTCAGCGCCAGGCATGGTCTGGGCTGTGTTCTCCGGTTCGCCCGATCCGAGCCTGTATAATACCGTCGAGGCAGTGATTTCGAGCGGTGTGCGGCGCATCGCCGGACCTGGATTGAATATCGCCAACACTGCCGGGACGACGCTGCTCACGCTGGCGACGAATGGCGTGCTCACAACACCAACGGGTGTTCTGCAACCGACTGGTGGGGTCTCGTTTGGCACCAACACGGGTGCCTCGGATACGGACTTCACCAAGCACATCGCGCTCAATACGACAGCGGGCGCGGGCATCAACTACGCAACCGGCGGCCATGTCGCCATCGCGACACAGTCGGGTGGTTCGGTGGCGTTCTATCAAGGCACCACCTCAATCGGCTTCATGAACAGCACCGGGCTTAACATGCCGGTCGGGGGTGCCGCCGCGGCAGCCGGCGCCTTCACTACCCTGGCCGCCTCGGGCGTGATGTCCCCGATTGGTGGCCTGTCCTTTGGCACCAACACAGGAGCCTCTGCTACCGATCTTAGCAAAGGCATCATCATGAACACGAACGGGCCATCGGGCATCAACTTCTATTCCGGCGGGATCAACATGCGCGTCGAAGCCGGATCGGCCGTGGCTTGGTATCAGGGCACCACGAACATGGGTTACCTGAACAACAACGGCCTAGTTTCGGTCGGTGGGCTTGGGGTGCATGGCACCGCGGCGAGTGCGACCAAACCGACCGTGACCGGCGCCAAGGGCAGCAATGCCGCGCTCGCTTCCCTGCTCACCGCGCTCGTCGGGTATGGGCTTGTAAATGATTCTACCACCGCGTGAGGGATCAACGATCCATGCTTTGTGCGCGGGCGAGGACATCAGGAAATCGCTGTAATCGCTCATGGGGAGGGATTAGCACATGACGACATTCGCTGGAACAATGTTTTCTGGAGTGCAAGTTAACCCACAGTGGGTCCCCGCCAATCGCGGCGTCTACTACGTGCTCGACCCCAAGCAGTCGCAGCGCCCGCTCGCCGCCGGCACGCCGACCAAGGGCAACCGGCAGGATTACTGGCGGCGCACCGGACGCTGGGGACGCCGCCGCGGGTTGGGGCCTCTCGGCTGGATTTTCATCGTCCCGTTTGATCCGGCCGCGACCTGGGTCGTGAGCACCGCCGACGATGGCGTGGAAGGCGCCATTGCGTCGCCGCCCACGGTCATGAACCCGCCGGCCGGCATTACTGCTTAGTGGGGAGGAGCAGATGGACGACCAGCAGCGCATTCCGGTGGAGCGACCGCTCACCGTCACGCTCACCGCGCAGCAGTGGAATGGCTGGCCGGGGTTATCGCCTAGATGCCGGAGATAACCAGTTGAGCGCCGGTTCCATCCTTGGTGCGGTCAAGATAAGCGATCAGCTGGTGCAGCCGGCTCGGATCATCCTTAAGCAATCCGAGCGCCAGGTTGCAGCTGCCGCAGAGCCATCCTCGAAAGTGCCCGGCTGTATGGCAATGATCGAAGACAATGCCCTTGGAGTTGCCTTTGTTGCCGCATGCTTCGCATTGCTCCGGCCTTGGGCGCCCGGCCAATTTCTCCTGAGTCTTGGCATCCCTTGTTCTACGACCCTGGTTGAATGGGGCACGTCTGCTTTCGTTTTTGGCGAGCAGATCGTCCCTTTGGGATGGGTAGGCGGCGCGTCGTTTGGCCCTAATGCGTTGTTTGTTGGCTGCATGGTAAGCACGGCCTTTGGCGTTCTTCTCGTGTTTCTTTGCCTCGTTGTAGGCGCGGTTACCAGCCAGGCACTTTCCCGGATTTGCGGCACGGTATTTGGCGCTCGCTCGGCGAGCAGAGGCTTTATTGGCGGCGCGATACGCAGCGACCTTGTCGGGGTGGGCCGCGCGATACCTAGCCGACCTTGCACGCCCGGCAGCACGCCGTTCCTCTTCGGTCATGATATGCTTCATCAGCCTTGGCTCCTTGTGCATCAAGGTGGCGGGGTCAGGGGTGACAATGGCGTTTACGGCGCCTTGTCGCCCCGCTTATAGCGGAGGCGTCGGCATGGACGGAAGCCAATCGATACAACCAGATGCCAAGCTTCAGGTTGTGTTGTCTGCCGCGAGTTGGAACACCGTGATGCAGGCGCTTGCCCAGGCGCCGTATCACCTCGCCGCGCCGCTCATTTCGGAAATTCAGCGCCAGTGCATGCGCGCCCCCGTGGCCGACTTCGATGGCTGACACCAGCACTCCAATTCTGGACCTGGTAAAGCCTGAAGTCGGAAGTTCTGCGGATACGTGGGGCGACAAAACCAACACGAACTGGGACATCGTCGACACCGCGGTCGGCAACATCCAGGCCGACTACCTGCCGCTCGCCGGCGGCACGATCACCGGCAACCTGCTGGTGAATGGCACGCTCGGCGCGCAGGGTGTGGCGACCTTCGGCACCACGGTCAACGCCGCGGCCAACCTCAACGTCGGCGGCAGCATCGGCGTCACCGGCTCGGTGAGCGCCACCGGTGTGACCGCATCTGGCACGGTGCAGGGCGCCACCGTCACGTCCACTGGCAACGTCAATGCGGCTGCCAATCTGACGGGTGCGACTGTGCAAGTGACCGGCGGTGTGTATGCGAATGCCGGGTTGTTTCAGGTCGCGCCGAACTACTACCTGGAGCGCACCTCCGGCGGCGCTTGGGTCTTTGTCGAGAACGGCGTGACCAACCTGACGCTCGGCAGCACCGGCAACCTGAACATCGCCGGAGTAGCCAACGCCCCGGGCGGCGGCATCTTCGGTGGTGCCGGCATCAATTATCCCGGCGTGTCGTCGGCCGGGCACCATTTCGGCTTCGGCTGGAACGGCCTGCTGAACTGTTACATGGATGGCAACTGGGAAGGCGATGTTGCGTTCCAGGCGTGGGTCAATGCCAACTTCGCAGCATCCTCGGCGCTCGGCAGTTACCTCCCGCTAGCCGGCGGCACCGTCACCGGCAACCTCACCGTCAACGGCGCCATGAACCCAGGCAGTCTCAGTGTCTCCGGCGCGGGTCATGTCGGCAGCACGCTGAGCGTCGGCGGCACCGGCTCGGTCGGCGGTGCGGGCTGGTCATACAGCGGTGTCGATGTCAGCGGAGACCACTACGGTTTCTGGTGGGACAGCACCAACAGCATCCTGTAC